GGTTAAGACCACGCATGGACTTGGTAGCAGGACGTGTGATGTAGAAGATGCTGGTGGTCAGATCTTCGTTGCAGATGCTGATTTCGTAAGCGTTGGGCATGGGTGGTTCCCTTGACGATGTTCTTATTATAAGGGGTCAGGAGTGCCCTGGGTGCATCCTGCGGTACAGTTCGTCAACTGTCACCTCCAGTTCAGCAGCGATGCGCTCATGGTGCATAATATCTTCTTCCTGCTGCAATCCTTCGAGCAGGTAGCGATCAAGCATTACTTCTTCAATAGTAGACATAGTTTTAGAGATGAGTGTTTTCCATAAGGAGTACGTCTTCGGCAGACATTTCTAGTTCTGCCGCTTTGAATTCAAGATGATCACAGCATGTGTCATCATCATGCATGTCAATCTCTTCGACATCAACCAGTGAGGTAAGTTTGCCGAAGAGAAAGTCAATGAAATCGTGGTCGTCTTTGCTAAACATGATCAGCACATTGCGGGGGAATAGTCGTTGCCAGTGTATTCTTCAGTGTTGATGGCAGTGACAACAGCACCGTTTGCAACATAGTTGCGGACTTCGTACTGCATCTCAGTCTTGAGTTTGGTAGCGAAGAAAGTCTTCTCACTCTCAGAACCAGGATGCCAAACGACTTTCTTAACGAAGCGTTTGCCAGTGCCAACAGGATAGTAATCGATCTTGGTGGCAGAGGTGAAGAGTTGCATGGGGTGTTCCCTTGACGACTTCTATAGAATACATCATTCAGGGTCCTGTGGGTCAGTTGGTAGACAGTTCAACAACTGGTTGTAGGTGGCACTGGCGCTGACCTTGTAATGGTAAGCATACTCATTGGTTCTCCCCATAGGACAACCCATCATCATGTCCATCAGAAAACGGATCTGTGAGGCGCTCAGGGGCACGTTGGCAGTGTGGTCAATCATAAGTGGTTCAGGACGCTTGTAGACGCTTGTGGAGGGGTCTCAGGCACTGCATCATAGTTCGTGATGTATAGATGCTGGACCTTTGCACCCCCATGATCCTTATTTTTACCAAATCGCTGAGCATATGTAAAGTCCTTTGTCATGATATTAAAATCTTTGTACTGCTCACGATAGAACTCATTGTCACTGTGTACTATCATCCATTTGTATGGTGCATCCTTCAACCTACTAACCATTCTACTGTGAACATCATCCCCTCCATCACCACTGTGATACCCAAGGCGATCAAGATAAGGAGGATCAAGGAATACGAAGTCATCTGCTTTTGCCTCATTCAGTGCTAGTTCAAAGTCACCATGTAATAGTGTAGATTTATCCAACATCGATTGATATGCACCACTCGTGCTGTGCTCTAGATTACACGCAAACTTCTTGTAATGTCCGAATGGTACATTGAATTCACCTTTTGCATTGTATCTTTCCATACCAGAGAAACACAACTGTCGTACAATCACATATGATATTGCTCTACTCCAATAGTTCTGCATCTCAGGATCAAACTCTTGATTGATGTCATTACGAGCATCATAAAACTTCTCTTCTAGTTCATCATGATCCATTGCTCGCATTCTCTGTGTCTCTTGACATAGACGACGCAATCCTTGATTAGATGATACTTGCCTGTATAGATTAATCACATCCCAGTTAGTATCACATAGCACTGCTGGTTTACCAACATGAAAAGACACCGCAGCACCGCCACAGAACGGTTCCACGATGCGATTGAATTCTTTGGGCATCATGCGTGAGATGATCTTCAACTCACGCGACTTGCCACCTTGATACTTAACTAGCGGTTTCATAGATCTTGCTGATGTCAAATCCTTCTTCAAGGAATACTTTCTCACATTCTACCACAGCACGCTCTTGACGACGACGCTCAAGATCAGTAAAGTTGATGTCATAACGATTGTACAGATATTCTTCCGTGTTGTACACTCGTACACCCTTCTCATTGAGGTAGTGATACACATTCATGCGCGGATCACCAGCATCATACTCATCCTTGAGGATAATATAGCGCACCTCTTTGCCTGGGTACTGTTCTTTGAGCGCAGCAATGTACCACTCATACTCAGAGAGTTCACTATCTTCACTCTTAGTATTGTTGAATGACTTGCCTTTGCTGTTGATAGCAGTTACCATGTCCTCATCAACAACAAGAATGTCAACATGATGATGTTTACGTTTCTTGTTAGGATTACGAAGAGGAATAGGATGCTCTTGTGTCACATTGACATGCTTCTCACTGTCACGAATTGCCTTGAAGATCTCATCTTGGAAATAGTTTCCACCTTTGATGTTGATGTTCGCGTGTGCAATGCGAGCGAGTGAGCGTAGAAGTTCGTACTTGTTCAATGTGTTTTGTTTACCTATGGTTATCATAGCAGGGTTGTCACCCTGCTGCACTGGTAGAGTGTACACTTGATCAACTGTCACTAAAGATAGGGATGATGTTAGTTTTAGCGTGTTGCGTTTTGTTTATGTGCTGCTCCCACCGAGCGGCATCTTCCAAATTGTAAAAGATCGCTTCTTGGCGCGACGTGCCTTTCTTCTTGTTCCTCATCCACACGACTGCGTACTTCATGCCAAAAATTAGAATAGACAACAATGTTAACATAATGACGACCCCATCGTGAGTTTGCACTCTTGGGCAATGGGATGTCTTTGAAGCAAATAGTAATATACTCTTCGCTTATGAAAGAAATATAACCTGTAACATGCCCATATGTGACAGGTTGTAGCAATTCAAAATCAATCGACTTCATCGAATGCTTTACGATCCTTATTTTGTGGTTTAGGGAGACGGAACATCTCCTTAAGATCATTCAACTCATTGATCTGTTTCTGCAGGTTGTCAATTTGTGCCTGTAGAATAGAAGCATTGTGATCGTTATTCTTCTGCAGCATCAACATGTTCTCTACTGCAGTTTTAAAATCGTCTTCAGTCATAATCAAAAACGGTTAGGAATTTCTTTGTAGTATTCACGAGAACCATATCCACTCAGTAGATCACGAAGTTGTCTAGCACGAACATAATGGTTCTCATGATATTTTATCACATCATCGACGCAAGATAGCATCTCTTCATATGCCTGTCTTGGCGATACTTTGTCATCTTGGAGGTAATCGTCGATAGCATCTTGCATACGACATAGGCGTTGCTTTTCATAAGTGTTGTCAGGTCCGATGATTGGTGATGTCACGAATTAAACTCCTCGTTACGGCGTTTGTCAAGGTAAGCAATAATCTCACCACGCCATTCTAACAACTCATGATAACATTGTTGATCATGAGCGTCTTGGCGCAGTTCATGATCTGGTTTCAACACACTCTCATAGAAGATAAAGAAAGCATCCTTGCGTTTCTCATGTTTGGTTGTGTTCCAGTCCATTTGATTTTAACGTAGGTCTAGGTATTTTAGATTGTTTTAACAGGAAATCAAGACATACTCATGATTTCTTTATGATTGAGGTCCCCAACCATCATTCTCAGGTACAACATCGTCATCGTCTACCCGATCAACGGATGCAATGTCACAAACTGGCACCTCATGCTGTCCACCAATCAAATACCATGGCATAATATCACCATGGTATTCTGGATGTGCTTGGTATTCCTCAGGATAGACACGATCACCCAGATACTTTATCTCGCTTTCTGGAATATCGTGTTCGCGTAACATTGCTTGTAGCTGCAAGTGTGTCAACTCGTACTGCGTTGGTACTTTCATTAGATCTCCATTCTTTACGTTGTCGTTGATATTCTGCGTCATATGCTACTTTATCCCGAATATTTTTGAATATTTTAGCAGCGGCAGACTTTTCACACTGTAGTGCATCTGCCTCCTGTGGTCTAACTTCACCAGTTTCAGTGTATTTCCTGCCGTCATGATGATTTGCATATCTACGGGCGCGAGTAAATCCCATTTCAAGAAATTTTCGTGCCATGTCCATACCAATGAAGTCTCCAGACTTCTTATAGTTACAGTACATGGAGTAAATCTTATTAGCAGATTTGCTAGCAGCAGTCTCATTCACAAACCTCCAATGAGCACAAATGTCGTTAGTATAAGGGCGCACCAATAGAACCCCTTGCTCCCCTCTTCCGATCCGATAGAGCGGGCGAGTGTTAGGGTCTGTGAAATCAAGTTCCTCATAAGGGAGTTCATAGCAAAATTCGAGCATGGTTCACCACTGGTGCTCCGCTACCCTAGCATGTATATTGATCTATGTCAAGCGTTCTCGAAAATGATGTTGGCACCTTGGTCAAAGACCAGCACTCTAAAATAGTGGTCAGCGTCAGGGCAGTGCTCTAGTGTTGGAAACCACTCAGATGCATTAAGAGTTGCTACTTCATCACTACCATACTCAATACAGCAGTCTCTTCCACCTTTGATTGCTTCAATAATATCCTCTGGACAATAGTCTGCTAACCATGTTAGAACTGTTGTCTTCTTAGCATCGTCAAGTGTTGCCCACTTTGCATTCTCAAAATGCAGTAGACATACATTGTTCATTACACAATGACTACCTGCTAACTCATATACTGATAGTGTTTCGATAGTAGTAATCATAGTGTCTCTCCATTGTCAAGTTTCTCTAATAATGTATCAAGTTGCGATTTGATGCTGTCTAGATTATCATGTTCAACATCCCACGCTGTTCCTTGCATCTTCACTGGTGTGCTTTTAGCTGCTGCAATGAATGCTTCAGTGTAAATCTTATCAGTTAGATCTCTGACACACAAGTAACGTGCCATCTTATCTCTGAATTGAGCGAAGAAGAAAGAACTTAATGCTAACCACTGATCTTCATGCTCAAGATATACAGCATCAGGATGATTTACTTTATATACTGCCTCAAATGCCTCAGGTGACATTGGAAATTTAACTGCACTAACCTCAACATCAGCAAATGTACTTGGTAACTCTCTTAATTTCTGACGATATGTCTGATACATTGCTTTCTTCTCATCAGAGATTGTTACATCACTGCAGAAGATATAATCTGTCTCGGCAAGTAAGAAGTTACGGGCAAGTCTGATAGATAACCAACTTTCAGTTCTTACCTCACCATACATGCGTCCCATTTCATCTTGGAACTCTTCCCTCTCAATACTTTCAATGTTAAAGAATACATCTTTAATGAATTCATAGAATGTAGTAGCAGCTGCTACCTCATTCTGTTCCATTTCATAGTCTTTCCACTCATATTGTCCAGTACGGAAGTTTTTGATATGCTTCCTTCTAGTACAATGATAAGTGTTATTATCATAATAACTGAATTCAACTAGACGATCCTTTTCTGTATCCCATAAAGGATATAATTTAGGAACAACTTCATCTTGCCAATACTGATCAGGCACGACCTTAACAATGCCTCTAAACACGATCTGACGATCAGCAAGGACTAGTTGTAGTACAATATTAGGAACATTTGCGTCCGCGACGATACCCATTTTATCAGAATATTACTAGTGCTAGATCTATTTAGAATGCTTTGATCAGATACTTAACCAGCATGTACGGTTCAATAAGTGGAATAACTCTATCAGGATCCAATGCTGCAGTAGGTACAATAGGTGTTGAAGATGATAATGTTAATGTACTATCGTTTGCAAATATACCTGAGATATATGTAGATCCTGCTTCACCACGAACATCATATTGCTGCACATCATCAGCGACTGCCATTTTACCAGCACTTGGTACAAATACCAGACTAGTCTCCGCTATCTTCTCAAGTCTAAATTCAACCAGACCAAAGTGATCACTATTACTAGCATTATCATTACTACCACTAGCAGCAGCTCTGTTCTGTCTGATAGAGAAACGTGCAGTCTCACTCTGTGCTGCTTCAGGTAAAACAATAGAGTAAGTATACCAATTGGTTGGGTTAGTACCTGTTCCAGTTCCGTCAACATCATTATCAACATCAGTTGCGGTTGGAATAGGAACCATCGTGCCAATAAAACCAGATCCTGGGAAATTCAAACTTTCATCTGTGTTGTAATACAAGAGAAGTTCGTCACCACCACCGTCTGGTAGCTCGCCACCGTTTTTATTATTACCCCTGCATACTTTAACTGTTACTGCATACCCTTCTGATGCATCTATAGTGTCAGTTGAAACAAATCGTGTTGTTTGAGTTCCACCAAATTTTAAATATCTCGTTGGTAAATCACTACTGACCAGTGCAATATTTTTTAAAATTCCGTTAACTGTATCACATTCAACAGTTGCATGGTTTCTTACACCAACACCACCATTAATACGAACTCTTGGTGCTTCAGTATATCCAGATCCAGCATTTGTTAGTGTCAATCCTGAAACTACACCGCCAGAAATTTGAACAGTAGCAGTAGCACCAGATCCACCACCACCACCAATAAACTCTACTGTTGGCACTTGTGTTTGTGGTAACTTAAATCCACCAGAACTTGTTGTACCAGTACCACTAGCAAAGAAGTTTACACCATTGTCTTGAGTACCAGATCCATCAATGAAAACGTCTCCAGTAGTTACACCAGTTGTACCACCTTCATATCCAACAATCTTTTTAAATCTAATCTGTGCATATCCACCATAACCTTGGTCAGAAGTGACACTACCATTTGTTACACCTTGTCCACCTGATCCAACGTCAACAGTGATATTAGATGTACTACTTAATGTTGTCCCAGGTATCTCAAAACGAATATATCCTCCCAATCCACCACCGCCACCGCCAGATGTCCAACGTCCTCTGTCTTCTGTCGTGGTAACCTTTGCATATCCGTTACCAGTAACAGTATTTCCTTGAACCAGTGATCCAGTATCAAACCAGTCAACTTTGACAGCAGAAATACCTCTTCTACCACCATATCCTTCTTCGTGACCACCAGTACCTTCTTGTCCACCACCTTGACCAGATGTACCACCAATACCAGATCCAGAAGGACCGCAGCCACCGCCACCGCCTCCTCCGCCACCGCCAGTACAACCATAGTTACCACCAGTGCCACCTGTACCAGTAAATAGGTTGGTGTTATCTTGTACTTCCATAACATCATCGGTAGGACTATTTGCATTTCTGCCATCTTGACCACATGTACCTTCACCAAATCCACCACCGCCGCCACCGCCGCCAGCGCCACCAATAATTGTGTTAGAGTATTTAAAGATAGATGCAGCACCACCGCCGCCACCATCATTGTTGTTATGACCATCACCTGCTCTACCACCTTTACCATTGTGAGCGGCGGCTGCCTGACCATTATAAGTTCTACCAGATTGTCCTAATTCAATATCAAATATATACCCAGTGACCGTTCTGTTTGCTAAGAGATCTGCTCTCCAATACTTTCCTTTTCCACCTGTTCCAGCAGTACCACAACCATTACCACCATAGTTACCACAGTTAGCGCCACCTGCACCACCAATTTCCATGGTGACTTTGTTAATATCATAGTTGGGATTTGATACTGATAATGTATGCGTTCCACCAGGATAACTGTAATTATTTACTACAGTTACAAGTTCATTGATAGGAGATGCTAAACCATCACTACCACCAACACCACCAGCAGTTGCACCTTCACCAACGGCATCAGTTGGCATCTCTCCTACGTCATCACCAGCATTTCTAATTGCTCGATAATAGAATGGACCATCACCACCATCATCACCATTACCTTGTGATCCAGTAATTTGTGAAAGAACTGTAACATCACCAGAAGCAGATCCTGATACAGTTAAGTTACCACCTGCGCCACCAGTTCCACCCTCATTGGTAGAAGCAGCACCACCTCCTCCACCACCAGTCGCTGAGACAGTGAGGATAGATCCAACAGTTAATGTAGATCCTGATCCAGAGTTACCTGCTGTAGTGTTTACTCCACCTGATCCAGATCCACCATAAAATGTAAATTGTGCATTGAATATTCCAACTGGAACTGGTATACTATATGAACCAGGACTATCGTATTCAGCTACTGTTTCTTCATAAATTGGAACGCCTTCAGAAACAACTTCGCGTCCACCAATTTGACTACTAGAAGAAAATACTTTGTAAGTAGGAGTACCAATGATCACTCGTTCTTCATAAGAACCAGCATTTACACCACCAGATGCAAAGTAATAGTTTGTGTCATCACCAATGATAGTTCCAGATCCTGTATCACCACCAGTCCAGTTGTAAAGGTCATATGTACCAACACTACTATCTAAAAGTGGAGCTTTAGATAAAACGTGAGTGTGACTGAATGCAATACCGCCTGGTGGATAAAATGTATTAATTTTACCTGTTGCTGCTTTGTATGCTACAGTATATCTGTCACCAGTTACTTTTCTTCTACTGCCAGATTCTTCTGGTGCTTCACTATGAAACAGGAAATGGTTATGCTGTGGAGCACCTGCAAGTTTCTTTTCTTGTAACTGAACTTGAATTATTTGACCACCAATAATAGATCCTTCTACTGTATCAACAACAGCATCATAGTTTGATGTTGTAATATTACCCAGAGCAAATTGTCCTTTCTGGGAATTCTTATCCATGTACCAACTGCCGTCAATGGTATCAATACCAACACCCAATTGAGAATTACCAACATTAGGAGTATTGTTACCAAATACAGGACCATTGCCTACAATTCTCTTTGCAATTAGATCAGGAACTTTAAACGTTCCCATATTTGGATCTGGCCAAAATTCCCATACATTATTTTTGTCGATGGATTGAATTCTACCATCTTTTTCAGAAATTCTAACAAAAAATGTTGCACCAGTACCACTACCAGTGCTACCTAAAGTAACAGTTGGTGGGTTTGTTGCATCATATCCTAATCCAGGATCAGTAATTACAATTCCTGAAATATTATTGTTTTGAACTACAACCGTAGCTGTTGCAGTTCTTGGAGTAATATCAGGAAATATTGCACTGTTACCAGTAGGAGGAGCACTAAACGTAATAGTGGTTCCCTCAGCATATCCATTACCATTAGTTAATACATCAACACCATCACTTGCTGTCCCACCATATTCATTTCCAATTGCCTCATATAATTGAGGATAGTCACTAATTTTATATTCAGATCCATCACAGTAGATATATCCAGGATATTGATACTCTGGATTGTCTTCTGGTTTTGCATCTCCACTAACTTCAGTGTATGCTGTAGTGCCACCAGGACCAGGAATTAATGCTGGTTTAAAACTATGATCAAATGATCCTTCAGTAGATTTTAATACCTGTACAATAGTACCAATACCCTGAGAATCTGTTTGTTTCTCAGAGTAAAATAGATCTCTAGTATTTCTATACTTGGGATTTAGTGCTACCATTACCTTTAATACTTAATAAGATATTCCATGATGATGTAAGGACCTGTAACCTGATCCAATGATGCTGTTTGATCAATTTGCAATGTTAATGTAGTTTTCAAATTATCAGGTGATAATAACAATGCAGAGGTCTTAATTTTATATGTATGTGTGTTTTGAGTGAGGAGAATTTTATGTGAGTGAATTGTTGGATCTCCGTCACTTTGTGTCAATTCCGAAACTTCCGACAATACATTATTTACCTGTGGATATGCCAGAGAAGTAGCACCAGTAAGATTACTATTCAGTGGAAGAACATCTACCAAAGATCTTTCCACACCATTACCATCATTACTTTTTGGAGCATAATTTTGATCATAAGTTGCAGGAGTTGTATGAGTTTCAGCATCTTCACGATCGCGGAGTGTGGCGCAAAGAAAAAAGTCTTTATATCGAGGACCTGGTGCAAAATCTACTTCTTGTAGATCAAACTGAGTAGGACTTGTAAGCAAACAGTTATATCTAAAAGTAGATAATCCTGCCGATCCTCTGGCATCACCACACCAGTTATAGTAAATAACTTCCGTAAATATGGATGTTGGTTCAGCAAATCGTGAGGGCGCTCCTATTCCTGATGCAATCGCCCAACATGGCATTTGATTTGTTCCAGGACCCTCACCATTGTAATTAGTGTTATCTAACCAATCATCAATAGGAATAGTTGTTGCAGTTGTTCTCCATCCAATACCTTGAGATCTTGGTTCATCATTCGCTGCTTCTTGAGGTGTCTTAATTCTCAACCTATTTGTAGTCGAGAAGTGCATGTGAGAATGTAATGCTAAACTATCAACTGATTCACTATCAGTAAATCCACTATTACCAGTTCCTTTCGTCCATGCTGGTTTTCCCTTTAATGAAATCTCTTGTGATGGTACGATAAAATTACCAACGTAACTAACATCAATGGTTGTAGTATTACCAGATGTAACACCAACAGCAGCAGTAGTTTCAATACCCATACCAGAGCGTCTTACTTCATTGCCCTGAGCATTTTCAGTTAAGATGTTGACATATGTACCAGCAGCACCACCTGTTGTTGGTTTTAAAAATTTAGAACCAAGATCAGGAACAACAAATTCTTCAGAAGTTAGACTATCAATATCTTCACCTTCAGAATTAAGTCTTCTAAACTTACATCCTGTTCCAGTACCAATAATTTGTGCTAATACAGGATAATCTTCAGCAAGATATTTACCACCATCACATTTTAAATATCCAGCAGGAAGATTTTTAACGTTACTGGTGTTATTTGGATCTGTGCTTGTTAATTCAACTGGCCAACAAATAATAGTTCCAGAACCAGAACCAAACTTAGATTTTTCTTTTGAGTAATGTGCTGGCATCAGTATGCTTTGATAATGAACGTCGTAACTAGTGCTGGCATCGCTACCTCCGCAACAATATTTAGGGCGTCATTGATGTTTTCAGGTGCAACATCACCCAAACTAATATTATTTACAGGGAATACTGTAGGGGCAGCAAGTGAACCTACTGTTTGATTTAATTCAAAACTACCATGATTATGTCCAAGGAATGTGCTAGAGTTTGGATCTAACTGAGCTGTGACATTATTTAATGTAGTAGGATATGTACCATGCTGGAAATTTAAAGTAACTCCAGTAGAAGTAGCAGTATTAGTAGTTGTTTGTGATAAACCAATTACATATTGATTACTGCTATTTTTAGCGATGGTAGTAACTTGTGTTCCAGGTCTGATATCACTTGAAGAAGATAGGACTTCACCACCAGCATATACACCATTTGAACTAATTTTAAAGTAACCATTAAAGTCACTTGAAATAGGAGGATTACTAAAATTCAAGGTCTCACCATTACCATATCCACTTCCACCATTTACAATACTAATAACTTTGTATCGTGTATTAACTGGTTGCGTTGGACCAGTTCCAGTAGCACTAGCATCTGTAACTTCAATAACACCACTTGCACCAGAATAAATTTCTACTTCACCTAGTCCGAGACCTATTCTCCTTTGAGTATTGAACGTAAATGAAATTCGATCTCCAGTTTGATAACCAGATCCAGCGTCTTCAACAGAAATAATTTTGTACCTAGTATTACCAGGATATAATCCACCTGCAGTGAGAACTTTTAGAACTCTATCAGCAGTTCCAGGAGCATCGTTCCAACGCTGTGTTGTAACAACATCATTTGCTACATAATCATCACCATAACTTGAAATAGAATTAATTCTCATTTTAGTGAATACGACATCATTACCATTTTCATTCTGAACTACATGTGGTTGATATTCAATTTGAACGTTTATTCCAGTACCATTAGCATCTCCTGTATTAAGCATGGTAACGTTGTCAATAATAGCAGAACCATTTCCGTCTGACCAATTTCCTACATTAGCAACTCTGTAAGACCAATCACCAATAGTAGATTCTTTCCAATTTCCATTTCCACCACCACTAGGATTACTCTGACCAGTAGCATCATAAGCACCAGTATCCTGATCTATAAATCGAGCACTCCATCTAAGTGCAAATGTTTCCATAGGTCCACCCGCTTCAAAAGGTTGTGGCCATGCTTCTACTCTTACTCTTAATGTAGCACCACTACCACTACCACCAGTCACATCTACATTACCCTCAAAAAAGTCATCATCATCATTCCAATATTGTCCGCCCGATCCATCGTCAATGTACGCCCATTGATCCAAACTTCTAGTATAATATCCACTAGTAGTAACATCAGTGTTAGGATTATTTCCTTGTGGTGAAGATGGATCCTCATACAATTTCATTCCTGAAGCAAAACTAATACCACCAGTAGATGTAGATGATCCATCTAGATTTCCATATGGTTCAAATCTCATTCTAAGAACCATACCACTGCCACCACCGCCAGACATGCTAATATTTTGTTCAATACTCTGAGACATACTAGTCCAAAAACCTTCAGCCTGACCAATATCAACGTATGCCCATTGGTTTAGTTCTTTAGGATAATGTCCAGCAGTGCTTTCACTTAAATCATCATACAACAGAAAACTACCGTTTGATTTTAGTGATCCAGCAGTTGCTGTATTGGTAGAACTAGCAGATGCATATACCCACATCAGAGGAACAATAGCCTCTTGATTTGTTCCTAGATCAGTACCTGCAGGTAATGTGATGTTGGTTGTTGTTGCTGCATAGTTTACGTTAGACACTTGGAATGGTGATACTGTATCTGGATTGTATCCACTTGGATCACCGAAATGATTTCTTCTGTTACCAGCTTCCATGGGTCTAGGGAATACACCCGTCCATGCTGGTTGTGCATGAGTTTTAACAGGGGAAGTATCAAACGGTTCAGTATATTGACTACCAAAAAATGTATAACTTAAATCAGACGCTGCTTGTAATCCTGAAGGGTGTTGTCCTGGTGGTGGCCACGATTGAGCAGGAACTTGACCCCAGTATTGAGATCCATCAGCAAAATCATAAAATCTATCTGTTGTAGGCAACGTATACTCATGACTTTCATCACCATAGTAAGTGATCTGATTAATACCATTCTGCCATGAATTTGCTGCAGCAGGGTCATTAAATTGACATTCAGTATATCCAAGACTTTGGCAACCAACCGCTGGACCACCAGTTTGAAGTCTAGACGGCGAAAATGGTTCAGGACCAGAGAATTGAGCAGTTGCTTTACTATATGTTCCTGGGTGTGAGTGTGATGGAGTATGATTGATACCCAATTTTCTATTAACTGTGTAAACAGTTGCGGAAAAATCAGGTGGAGCAATACTAATATTAGTCATCTTACCAACCATGACTAGTGTTGCATCTACTGTGAAATCAATATCACAGTTTGCAGAGACACTAGTAATAATTGGTGTTGTTAAACTAATGCTTCCAAAACCCTCAACTAATGCACTTCCATCAAAAGGATTGGAAACTAGTTGTTGATATGCATCATTTTGTCCATATTGATATTTTATCTGTTGTAGGTTGTCTGGTTCCAGGTCAATTGGCATCTTCAGTGTCATGTTTGGAACACGAAACTGCCCTGCATATTCTGGAAAAGTTCCACCAAAATTATCACTGGCACCATAACTATCACCAAGTTGTGCTGCTAACAATGGATAGTCAGCAGCATTTTTTAATAATCCATCACAAACAATCCACCCTTTAGGAATGTTAGACAGGGCGAAACCTTCGTTTCCGTCCCCTGCCCACGGCATGATAGTGCCAATTTTGGCACTTTTCATGCTTTTGACTGTGCTATAGTTTACTGCCATGAGGATTAGAGTTCTACGAGCCACCAACCTTGTAGGTCAGTTGGAATTTGGTTTGCATTTGGATCACCTTGTGCATCAGTACCACCTACGAATACCAGACCGAAAGCAGCGTTTCTAGTCTGTACAATCATTTCACCACTATCCCATGCTGTAGCATTTGGTGCGGAAGAACCTTGTGCCGCCTTTGTACCAGTGTTATCACCCTGAATTGGTGTTGCAGTAGTACCATCCTTCTTAGCACGAAGGATAAAGTTAGCATTATAGTTAAGGTTACCACTAATATCTATAAACCTAATCATATCGCCTGTTTGAGCACCATCACTAGCAGAAGGTAGATAGACAATCATGTTACCACTTGAGGAAGTGTTAATTAGATAATTGCCATTCGGTTGTAGTGGATTAGCAACAACCTGACCAACTCCAGTGGAGGATTGCTCAAGATATGTCCAACGACGACCACCATTAGCATTGAAGTATCTAGAAATACCGAAGGCATCAATAGAACCATCTTGATACATCTGGAAGTCTCTAGGACCAGCTGCTAGTGTGGATCCAGCAGAACCAATGTTATCAATGTGGAAAATGCTAGTTGTAGCAGATTGTGTCTCAAGGATCTTACCCTTATGGTAGAAGGATCCACCCATGTCAACAGAACCGTCATTCTTGTCAACTTCAAATACAACCTCATCAGTACATACGCCATTTTCTTGGCAACTATCATACTTAACTCTTAGGTTGCCATGAATATCTGCTCTACCCTTGAGGTATAGACCTGCTCTACCTGTGATAGGATCAAGAATTGCACCGTCACCTGGGTGACCATCATCATTAGCAACAGCAAAGATAAGTGTCTTACTATCTGTACCATACATTCTCATGTTGCCACTGACAACGTTGAGATCATCATGGATAGTTAACTTACCACCGCCAAAGTATCTTGCGATATTTGCTTCTGGTTGGTTGTTATCAAGAGAACTTCTGATGCTCTTAGGCATCTTGACACCGAAGGAAGCATCAACGTTACCGTCAATACTGTCAGGTAAGAAGAATTCAGATCCAATTCTGATAATCTGATCGTAGTCAAGTTTCTGAGCAACTAGGTTACCATTAACAAGTTTGAGGATAATTCTATCTGGGCTTGTATTTGGTGAAGGTGCCTGAGTTCTACCAGTTGCAGGTAGTGCCTCAAGTAGTTTAGTTGTTCTGCTATCCTTAAGGATCTTGACTACAACAGCGCCAGCAGTGAATGTCTGTGCAGTTGTACTCTCTTGAGCACGACCGCCGCTTGGATATTCTGAATTAATTCCGAATGGTAGTTGTGGACCATTGTTACCAGCAGTATCGATATATGGATCTGCGGTAACTCTAATGATCTCTGCCTTGGTTGTGCCATCAATAATAGCAACTAGATCACCCTTCTGGAAACCAGAGATGCTTGCGACTGTAAATGCCGAATTACCATTACCCTGAATTAGAGCATTGCTATGATTAATAGTTGTAGTGGTAGAAGGACCATTTGCTTGTGTTGCTTCAGGTGCATAGGTGTATACAAATACATCATCCGTTACAGGGTGTGCAACAGCAGTGCTACCATATACAGACTGTGCCCAGACCCAACCCCACTCATTACCAAGTTCTGTGTTACCATTACAGGTATTAACTTCAAACGTGGTAAAGTCTCTGTTTGTTAGAGTTAGTTTGCTATCATCAGATGTATCTTTATCAACATCAAAGATGTCATTAACAATTGGTGTTGCACCACATCCACCCGATAGATTAATTGAACCATAGATGTTAAGAACACTATCTTGAATAGTCTCGTCACCAATGATGATGTCACCAGTAACACTATCAACAACAAATACATCCTTTTCAGTTGCAGTATCACAACCACTAGTAACAATCAGTTTCTTAGCAACTTCATCTAGTGCAGTTCCAACTCTGACAAATTCACCCTGATTAAAGTCACCATCATTATTGGTGTCTTCACGATCAACAATGACATAATCACCAACCTTAAGTTGACCACCAAACTGAGATAGGTAGAAGTTATCAACAGGACCAGTAGCATCAACCAGTTGAGTTGTCCATGTAGCATCGAAGGAGATATTCGCCTTCCAGATGTTTGTAGTATCTGGATGTGTTTCTAAGTAATCTTTAGCAGGAGATAGTTGCTGCAACTTATACTTGGTAAATGAACCAAGTGGATGACGCTTAACCTTAATGTAGTAAGGAGCAGCTTCTGCACCCTGTAGACCATCTTCAGTAATTCTGACAAGTTCAGGATACTGCTCAGTAGCACCAGATCCAGTAATAACAGTGTCAATTAATACATAGTCACCTGCTTTAAAGTATGGAGTTGGCTTGTACTTAAGTGGTAGATAGAACTCATCACCAGTAATTGCTGGTAGATCAGCACCTTCAGCACCTGCTCCAGTCTTACTTTGTTGGAATACTGCGTCACCCCAAGTAGCAGAACCACCAGTATCAATTCTGTTATAACCATCAGCGATGTTCTGAACAGTTGGGTTATTGAAATCAGCAACAGTAATTCTAGCAATATTAACTAGATCAATATTACTATTGAATGTATTGTTACCAAGTTCACCACTAGCATGTTCAAAGTCATCAGTACCAAGTTGTGCTCTATCACCAGTGAAGGAGTAAGAAGCAAGACCACCACAGAGTTTGATGTCAGCATTGAAACGTGCATTAGCATCAACAATAAAGTTATTTCTAACCGTTGTGCTACCACCCTGACCACCAATCTTAATTAGAGATGCATTAGTAGCGAAGTTTAGTGTCTGTGTCTGTGTGGTGAAGAAGTTAACAACACCTGCTTCAGATCTTAGTGTAACAACCTGAGTTGGATCAGCTTCATTACCACCAATAGTCTTGTTAGCACCAATTAGAACATCACCAGCAACACTGAATTGCTTAGTACCAACCAACGTGTAAGAGTTGGAGGAGTTGTTATTGTATGCACCACCAAGTTGGATCTTAGAAATATTAGCAGCATCGTCACCAATATCACCAAGGAAGATGTTAGAGTGATCAGATGCATTACCTAGTCTGAAGAATGTGTCTCCAGTTCTGTCGTTGCCAACTCTGATGTCTTCTACATTACCAGCAAGATTTAGTCTACCTTCAAATGTAGTGTCAGTTACAAGGTTGAATGTGCCAGAGGTCTGAGAAGTTCTGATCTCAGCAGTTGTGCCATCATCACCATTGACTTCGATGTCATGCTCGAAGCGAGCATCATCAGTAAATCTAGATGTGCCATCAACAACCAGTGCTCTATCAAGTAGAGAATTAGGTACGTTGATACCAACACGACCACCGTTTGTAGTAGCAACACGTAGGACTGCCTCATCATTAGGAGCAGCACTGTCACCACCAACTAGTAGAG